CCACCTGTAGAGGATCCAGTAATACTATATGCCCCGGTTGTGCTATTAATAGATGTACTAGGGGCAGTAGAAAAGCCAGAGCTAGACAAGTATTCAAATGTAACACCAGATGCTGCAGTCGATCCAAGAAACACTGAGAATGTTCCGGAAGCGCCTGAGTAAGAAGATATTACACCAGTACTACTAGCAGGTAAAGTATGATTATCATTTGATAAATCACCAATATAAGGTGAAGTACCATTCTGGAAGGTTAATACCGGAGTAGACCAAGTTAAAATTGAATCAACCCCGTTAATTGTATCACTAGAAGCAACTGTTCTTGACGCATAAACTGGGTCACTACCTGTAGGTACACCAGTACTCCATGTTGAAGGAGGTGTAAGGGTTGTACTATCAAAAGAGTAACTTCCTCCTGTAGGCGCAATTGTGATTGCTGTACTAGATCTTTTAAAGATCGTTAATTCTGCAACAGAGGTTCCGTCTGCACCTACCTTACTTGCAATTAAACTCATAGAGTCAGAAGCTAGTATTGGGCTAATTGATGAAGTTGTACCAATCTCTACTTTTACTAATTTCGGTGTAGAGAAGAATGTAGTAGGAGAGGAGTAAACTGAACTATCAGCAGTTCCTGTAGTACTTGAAATAACAGAGCCTACAGTTATCCCGTCTACTGAGAAACGATAAAAGTAAGTACCTGACGGTAAGTTTCTAGCATTTGCAGTAAAAGTTATAGAACTTGGACTTGCAGTGGCTCCTAGCTTATCATAAGAGATTGCCTGTTGTCCTGTTAAACTAACTACAATTGGGCTTACACCATCTGCAGCTTCAGAAATTCTGGTTACACTAAATCTAAGCGTAATATTAGAATATCCAGTTTTTGTTGCAGTAATATCTAGATAACCACTATCTGCCGTTAAGCTTGATACCCCAATTGGCATAGCGCTGATTGCACCATTAATTGTACCTGTACCGCTTCTCTGACTTGCATCGTCAGCATCTTTGTAAAATGTGTTTGCAGAAATTGCACTTACATAAAAAGACCAACCTATTGCCGCTGTTCCACCTTCAAAGATTGAGAAGTTAGTCGTTGCAGTGGCATACTCAGATGCGTACACTGTTCCTGAAGAATCAGCAAGTAAATCATGTGTTGGGTTGGTTAAATAAGCGGCTACCCCTTTTGCTCCTGTATCGCCTGTTTGTCCAACTCTTGTTGTAACTAAACTTAAAGAATCTGTGTCTAGTATAGGACTCATTGTACTAGAAGTAGATATCTCTACTGTTACTAGTTTTGGAGTTGTAAAGTGAGATGTAGGAGAAGTATAAGCATCACTTGTAACTGTACCTGTGTTACTTGATTTGATTGTTCCAAGGACTACATCATCTACTTTGAATCTATAAAACATAGTTCCACTTACATTCTTTCCAGTAGCTGTAAAGGATAAAGAAGAGGGTGTGGGTGTTAATCCGTCTTTATTGTAAGAAATTGCTTGTGGTCCAGTTAAGTTAACAAGTACTGGGCTTATACCATCAGCAGCTTCACTTACCCTAGTAACACTAAAGCGAAGTGTAATATTAGAGTATCCAGCTTTAGTCGCTGTAATATCTAAATACCCGCTATCAACAGTTAAGCTAGCAATTGATACAGGTAGTGTATCTAAAACACCATTAGTGGAACCTATGGCAGTTCTTGCTACTGAGTCATTTGCATCTTTGTAGCTTAAACCAGGAGTTATTCCACTAACAAAGAATGACCAGCCTGTACTTGCAGTACCACCCTCTAATACTACGAAATCAGTACTTGCGCTTGTATATTCAGCAGCATATACTGTACCAGAAGGATTTGCTAACAAATCATGGGTAGGGTTTGTTAAGTAAGCCGATACACCAGGGTTACCATTTCTACCTTCAACTTGCACTGGCGTTTGCCAAGTAAAGTTAGTTGCACCTACTGCTTTTAATCCTACAGAAGACCATAAAAGATTTGAGCTTGCAGGTACAAGATCAACACTAGCATACCAGCCAGATGGAGTAGAAGGAGAAGCAGATGGGGTTAAAGGTTGAGTTGCACTACGGATAAAGACTACTCTAACTGAGCTACCCTCTACACCTGCTAATGCAAGACTAACAGTTAATACTTTTTGTAATGTTGGCCCATTAGGGATAGCAGCATTAATCGTTACAGAACCAAAAGATGCATTTACAGCAGTTACTGTCACTAATCCAGTTGAACTGTTAATTGTAGCAGCTAAGTTATTAATACCAGTTAAGGAGTAAGTTATACCGCTATTAGTAGTAATAAGATCAGTACCTCTAACTACAATAGGGTTTACTGTAAAAGGTAAATAGCTTGCATTTGGGACGCCTCCCGTACTTGCAGGGATTGTACGATTTTCATCATTTAAACTCATTACATATGAATCGCTACCCTCAGCAATAGAATAAATAGTCAAATTATCTTGGGAATTTTTGAGTGTATTTCCAGATTCATAAGTAAACAACCTTACTCGTTTTGATAAACCTGCACTAAAGCTAGGAATATCAATAAAGCTTGTAGTAACTCCAGTTTGAAGCACATCATCAATATACCATTCTCTAACGGGCGAGATCAAACCAGAAGACAAATCAGTCACTCGAATACTTGCTGGTGTAACTGTTGTCGTATTCTTAGGAGTAATAAATGCTCCACGACTAGCAGAAATTCTTGCTATAATTGCAGTTTGACCGGTTTGACCTGCAATAGACTTTGAGATAGTAATATTTTTATTTAGAGTAACGTCACCAATAACAACAGTTACACTTATAGTTGCAAAAGGATCAGCAACAGCGGTAATAGTAATTATTCCTTGTGTACTAATACTAGCTGTACAACCTAAGGGTTCGATGTTATAAGTAATAGTGGCAGGGTCTACAACAGCTGCACCTTTAACAGTTGTAACAGTAACTTGATAAGGTAATTGTCCAGCGGTAGGAACTCCATTTTCATTAGCAGTTAGTGAAATCGATTCATTACTAAAACCAAAAGTGTAAGCATTACTACTTTCAGATAAATAGTATAATGTAGTTGAATCTTCAGCAAAGTAGCTTGTTCCTGCTTCAGTAACAACAACATTATATGTTTTAAAGTTTGTATCTGTAAACTGATTAACAACGAGTGTATTAGTATTTGCACCTTCAATTAAAGTCTCATCAACATACCAGCTATATACTGGAGATCTAAATTGTGTTGCATTAACAGTAAGTGTTTGTGTAGCTGGCGCAACAACATCGTTTAAAGCAGACTTGATAAACCCTGGACCTGTAGACTGAATCTCTACAATGGCACTAGGATTGTATATAGGTAAAGTTTCAGTACCAGTTAACACAATTGAAGATAAACGCCCTTCTTTTGTCAATACTCTCAAACCAAAAACTGCATCTTTAACTCTTAGAGCAGGTAATACAAAAGATGTTGTTGAAGAACGACCAATTTCTTCAAAGATCATTTCTTGATTATCATCTACATTTCCAGCAGCGTACATATACAAGACGTAAGACTGGAAATTACTTTGTCGGGTATCTGGCCAAGTTAATGTACCAACTGAGTTTAATAAATTATTAACATCAGGAGTATAGATAAGTTCATTAGGAATAGATGTTGTAAAAGAATATACATTGTTTGGTTTAAGATATTCATTATCTTTTTGATTCCAAGCCAATTGTGTATAATCAAAACGGGTAGCTGTAACTTCACAGTTAGATCCATCTACAATCTTTACTTCATTTACTCTTAAATAGAATGGTTCAACTAAACCTAGTTTTAATGTATTACTTGAAAATTGAATGAAATCACCGGGTTCTAAGAACTGGTTCTTAATCAAATACTTAAATTTAACACCAAAGGCTGTCCGGCTAGTGCGAACTAGTTCTTCTGCTTTAGCTAATGCGTGGTAATAGTCGGTTATACCATCAGCAAATATATCTGTCTCTAGTTCTAGCCCAGAGTCTTCTAGTTTCATCGCATCGTACACAGCGCTAGATGCATTAACAGTTATAAAGTCAGTATATGCATCACTACGAGTAGTCCAAACTGAATAGTTATTTCTTGATAGTTTAGCACCTACAGATTTTTCACCGCCAGTGTTATTAGCACTAATATTAATCGTGTATACTGTGTCTTTAACTAGATTGATATTAGCTGTTTTTACAACACGCCAGTTACCTTGTATACCACTATCATAGTTTAAGCCGCTACCAGTAATAATTACACGCAATGCGTCATCAGCGTTATACTCTAGTAAGTACGTACCTGTTTCTTTGACTACCATCTTGTACACTAGACTAGTCTCATTCCCAGAACCATTCCAAACGCCAACACTATTTAAAAATTGTACACCCGTTATACTTGTATTACTTAAGTCTGACTGAATCGGATATTTAAAACCGCCTACTCCTCGTAAGAAAGTTCCAGATGTTTTAGGTGGCCACGCTACGGTGTCTTCCTTAAAATTTTCAGATTCGTTATGGAAACGAACGGTACAATTATTTAATCTCTCGCTAGTAGTTGGCCAGTTAATAGAAATAGTATCATCAATAATAAGATCGTCATCAGTAATTGTTGCTGCAACTGCAATTACACTATTGCTAGTAGGATACTGCATATTCAGTTTGTATGTACCGCTAGACCATACTAATCGAGCATCACCCATCGTAGATAATAAAGTTTCAACGTTCTCTCTAATTGGTTTCTGTGTATCAACTACAATATTACATTCGTATAGCTTAATATTACGAGTTGATCCAGTTACACCTGCAGCACCTGTACCACCTAGAGTAGGGGTAAATATTTTACCACCAACTGTAGCATTTGATTGAACTACTGTATCGCAAATTTGTGCTGCATCGTAGAATGACTTAAGATCGATTTGCGAAACAGATAGCCCTTTTCCAAACATGTCATCTAGCAAATAGTCTAAAAGACAGTAAGCTGGATTATTAGAGTAAACCCTTGTACTATTTAGTGAGTATGTAGACCCGTTGAAAAGTACAGATCTTACCTTTTTACCTTCAATAAAAAACTGTTGCATCGGTACGTTATTAAACTGAGGTTCATCTCTATTTAACTTAATAACAGTAGATGCGTAAGCTAACCCATCAAATACCGCTGTGGATCTTTCTCCAAAGTTAGCTGAAGCAATAGCGTCTGCTTTTGGTGTATTACCATAATGGAGGTCTATACGTAAGCCAGCCTTGAAAGAACCTGAAGAGGTTATACTGCTACTGTAGTTACCAGATTCATCATATCCACCAGTGTCATACCATTTCAAGTCACTAAAGCCAACATCAGGGTCGTTTAGATAACGTCCTTCATCAAATACAACGTCATACACATTATTAATTGGACCTTGGCATAATGCTTGTTGGAATAAAAGAAATTCGTTCTTTTGACCTGAATAGTTTTCATCGAGACCTACGGTTTTTAACACCTTATCTGAATTAGGGGTAACATAATTAAAGTTGTTAGAGACATTGTGGTATGTTCTTGCACCACCAACTTTAGCTCTACCATACACAATTGGTAGATTAACTGCTTCACCCTCAACAACTATCTCAAACCCTTTACGGGCTTCTGCTGCTTCTTTTGCAGCCTTTTTCATTTTTCTGGCTTGGGCAACTTGATATGCAATTGATGCAATAGTAATCAAGTTTGCGTAGGTTAGCCCCCAGAATACAACTGTAGTTAATGCCATTAGACTTTCCCCCACTTTAATGTTAGTTGACCAGATCCTTCATAGATCTGATCGCAGCAAGTATCTAAAGGATTTCTTGAGCTAACTGTATCTTTAGATAAATAAATTGGACGTCTTAAATCTAAGTCCGACATTGGACTAGAGCAAGAAATGGATAAAACAGACTCACCTACAGTGGCTGTTTCAATTGTGTAGTTTGTACCCTCGACTGTTCCTTTATATACTAAAGGACAATCAGCGATATTTGTTAAAGGGTTCTTTGTTATGTGACTTACAAAACATAAACGCACTTCGACTTGTTTTCCCACTAAACCAGCATCTGCAGCCTCTGAGCTATTAAAATCGGGATCTGCAATTGCAATCTTATACAGCTCCCGATCAACGCTAGAGGATAACTGCGGTGTATCGACAGACAACAACCTACCATCGCTATAGTAAATTGTTCCGTTACTTAGAGTTATATCTCTAAAATAAGAAGTTGTACTATACATTACAGTAGCGCCATCTAATACCCTTACTAAATAAAATGACTCAATAGTTGGTTGGGCTAACACCTCAACAACTGTTGGACTAAAATTTATCATAAATTCTCCACTAATCTTACTGTACCTAAATCCATCATAATACCATCAGAGTAAGTCATTCCACTTACTACATCAGTATCATATAAACAAGACATAAATACATCATCTCTACAATATATTCTTCCACTGACATTTGCTCTTAATTCAGGAAATACGTTTAAAGTACCGTTTCCTGTTAAGTCACTCGTTGTCATATAAATTTTACTATGTGAACTAAATTTTACAAAAGTACCCCTTGGAATTAATCCCGAGTTACTTGAAATAGTTACATTTGTAGCACCAGCTGCACCAGCTGCATTTGGACTACCTGTTGATGTTCTCCGCTTTAACACCCCATAATTTTGGGGCATTAACACTGTTACTGTTTCAGAATATCCCTTCGTCACTAAATTAACCATCAAGTCTTCGGCAGAGAAGGTGAGAGGCTCAAGGCCGGTTTCGATTTCCCAGCGTTGAGCACTTCTCTTTGATATAAATCTTTTTAGTGATAGGGAATCTGAAACGAAGACTGGCTGATTACTCTTTACCGTTAGCGGTGCTGTAAAGCGAGCAATCACCTCCCCGTTATCATAAATTCCATACATATTTAACCTCTAAAACCTTTCTCCCTATTGTGGGAATTAACTCCCTCTGCAATAGATGGAAGCATTTTATAAATTTCTGACTTTGTTTGACGACTAATATCGCCTGTAATATTTACATTAATCATCTGTTGTGCAGCTTGATTGTTAGTAACTGACTGAAGATCTTTACTAGATAAAGGTGAAGCTGTTCCACCTACTAAGCCACCCTCAGCAAATCGTGGTAATGAATTATTATTCAACATAGTTAATAGTGTACCATACTTTTTAGCTGAACTTGCTTTTACCACAAACTCACCATTAGATAGCATAGCAGGAATTGAGTCACTAGTGCCAGTACCTGGACCAGAAACTTTTCCACCATCTGCAAATCCAAAGAAACTAAAAATAGAGCCGAAATCAAAATTACTAAATAGGCCCTTTACAGAGTCCATCATACCTGATAGTCCACCCTTAATCTTGTCAAAGATTCCTGACAACATACTTTCGGGTTTAGCTACATTAGTTAAGCTTGCACCTGCGCCTATATCAGGAACTTCACTTGTGTATAAAGGAGTTGCACGTGTACTCCCTCTTTCACCTAGTAAAGAAGTGAGTCCTTCTGTTGCAGGTGAAATACCTTTTCCAAGAAAGCTACCTAGACCTTCACCTAAACCCGCTTGTCCACTAAACAGGTTAGAAAACATTTTTCCTAAACCACCATCAGCGCCAAATAAAGACTCAGTTATACCTGAACTAAAAGAATCAACAACTCTACCAGTGACAGAGTTAATTAATGTCCTACCAAAAGCTTCCTCATTAGTTCCTTTTAATGTAGAAGCTAATGCATTTTGGAAGTCTCCTCTAATACCTTTTGATTGCTCACTACCAACACCTTTTGCAAAGTCACTTCTTGCTGTGCCTTGGATAGCTACTCTGTCAGTTTGTCGTAAACCAGTTAATGCTTCTTTGCTTAAAGTTTTGTTAACTCTAGTTAAACTCGTGTAAGTAGACTCAAGTAAATTAACATTAAGCTCCCCAGTCTTAGCAAAATCGTTAAACAGTTTTGCAATAATACCAACAGCTTCCTCAGACTCTTCTAAGCCTCTCTCAAAGGCATCCAGATTTTTAATTGATGCAATATCAATCTTATCCCTGAAGGGTATAAAGGTAGCAGCGGCTAGCCTCTCTTTTGTACTTTCTCCGGCATAAGCTCCAGCTCTTAAGTTTCCAGTTTCCCCTGTTAACAACTCTCTTGCTTTAGCAATAACTGAGGGGGTATTATCAACTGACAGTTTACTAGTTCCTTTGCTAAGTCTCAATGACTCACGTAATAAGTTTTCGGTTACATTAATCTTAGTATCAATCTGTCCTAAACTAGTATCACCAATCTGATAGGGAGTAAAGGGTTGTGAAGGAGTAACGGGTTGTGAAGGAGTAACGGGTTGTGAAGGTGTAGTACCTCCCATTTTTCCAATACGTGCCATTACCTTATCAGCATACTCAAACTGGGTAGGGTCTGTTGGTCTTTTTGGGTTTCTAACAGCAATACCAGCTTCCATACGAGCAACACCACCTGGTCCGCTATAATAGTAAGCCGCTGATTTTCGTAAATCATTATTTGTAGCAACCATCGCTTGACTCAAATATCGTATTCCTGCACGCATATTATCAAGAGGATCCTTAATATCCCATGCTGCATCTGCTACTGATTCAAAAGTCTTAGGCATAACCTGCATTGCACCTACTGCACCATTGATAGATGTTGGAGCATTACGGTTACCACCAGATTCCTGCATAAGGATAGCTTGACTTAGTTTAGCCAAGTCTTCAGAAGCATTCTCTAATTTTAATGCAGCTTGAAATAACTCTGCAGTTGTTTTATCTGCATATTTCACACTTGACTGTCTAACTTCATTACCCCAAGAGGCAAAACCACCTTGTGAAAACTTTGGAATTTGACCTGAGTTAATAGATTCTAACAGACCTCTGTTTTTAGCGGTTGCAGCAGCATTAACAACAAATTCTCCATTAGATAGACGAGCTAAAATAGAATCACTAGTACCTGTTCCAGGTCCAAATACATTACCTCCAGATGCGTATCCTGCTATACGTTTTAAGGCAGCAACATCTTTGTTTTTAACGATACTACCAAAAAGTTGATCACTGATAGAGTCATTAATTTTTCCATCATCGAGATAATCTAAATGCCCTTTTTGCATAGTATTGAAAAGGCTAGAATGATTTTTACCACGAAGATCACTCATTAGGTATTGTTGCATACCAAAAAGTAAACTTTGACCTACATCATATTGTGGTGGTAAAATAGAATTCCGCATCGCCCAAGCAGTTGCTTCACCTTCTCTTGCGGTTTCCGCAGCATTCAAACCCCACTTATCAGTTAAACTACCGTTAGCAAGCTCAGTAAATAAGTTAGACTCTTCAATGGAACCAGGAACTAAACCTCTTGCTCTACTTAACGATTTACCTGTTGTGGTAACATTTATCATGTCTGTTGCAAAATCAAACAAATGACCTAACTCATGGAGTACTACCGCATAACCTCTCTTTAATTGCCCACCAGTAGTGATTGAATCGGAGAGGTCAGGTATAGTCATTTTTGGAATTACCGGATTAGCCTCATATTTAGTTTCATCTCCGGGTATACCAAGACCTTTATTTGTACGTGATACTACTAAATCCCTAACACCTAATGGTTTTGCTTCACCAGAAGTAGTCGCTAGAGGTATGTAGGGTTGCCACTGACTATTCAATCCATTTAAAATGGAAATCATTTGAAGTTCTTGAGCTTTTGCCTTTTTAATTAAATCTGAGAAAGACTCTTCATTAATTCCTGGTATAATACTTAAATCATCTGTTTTATTTGAGATAACATTAGGGCCAGTTTCTTTGATAACCTTAGGTCTAAGGATATTAGATATTTTTCCTGAAAGCTCATTAAATCGGTTTGATAATTTTTCTTTTAAAGAAACCTTACCACCATCTTTAAATGCAGGTAAACCACTATTAATTCTTTCAAGCAACCCTAAGTTATTTCTAGTGGCTTCTGCATTTATTACAAACTCCCCATTTGATAAACGAGCCATAATTGAATCGCTTGTACCTGTCCCTGAGCCTCTTACTCTGCCGCCAGATGCAAAACCTTCTTGTATACCGAATTCATTTACGTATCCTGTATTACTACTTGGTTTCTTTTTGAATACATCAGGCACAATATAAGTAACAATTTCTTTGCCTACATTTTTAGCCCATTTCTTGAATTCGTCAAGCCAACCCCCTAATACAGTTCTTAGTTTACCAGCTAAACCTTTTTCATCACCAAAGAGTAAATAAAGAATACCTCCACCTAATGCTACGACTGCAGCAGCTATTAGTAATGGGATACCTGCTAAGAAGCCTGTAACAGATGCTAAAGCACCAACAATCCATAATCCAAAAGAAGTATTAATACCTACAGCCATTAAGCCACCAAGCGAAATTGCTGCTGCTACAAGAACATTACGGAGTAGCGGTACGATAGCTGCAGATGCGCTTGCCCAAACAGACGCTGAGAATACAATACTGGCTAACTTAAAACCAATCTTTTCTGCTAGAACAGCAGATACAAGAGCTGTACTAAAAATAACAGCAATTTGTGTAGCTAGTTTAGATGTCTCTGACTCTATACCTGCTACTTGGATTATTTTATCCGCTAAATAGCTTCCTGCAAATGCTCCTGCAAAACCACCACCTAGTTTAAATGCTGCTGTGAAACCAACTATAGCATAACGTGCTAGGGTGGAACCTAATGCAGTCCATGCGGCTCCTGCCCCTGCAGCACCTGTTAACGCTGTTGTTAAAGAAGCAGACAATGCTGTACCTAGCTGAGATAATACCGTAGTAACTCCGGTAATCAAACCAGTACCGATACTTTCACCAATTTTACGACCAAGACCTGGACCATCACCTCTAGTAAAGTTATAGGTTAGGAAACCCCAAAACCAAGAAGCGATTTTACCTAATCTATTTGTTAATACAGCTACTGTTAGCGTCGTTGCTAAAAGACCTACAATCAATCCGCCACCACTAGTATTTGCCCATTCAGGAATACCCGCACCTCGTAGTATAGAGTTACCAAAGTTTGCAATAACTTTTGTTATCTTAAACAATAAGTCTATAACCCCTTGTTCGCTATTAGAAGTAATTGCATCTTTAATGGTTCTACCAATGAATTGACCTAGTTTATCTACTGCTCCTGTAAATACATCGGTAACTAGTAGGTCTTGTAGTTCTACTGCTAACTTAATACCAGTAGCTAGTATAGCTAACTTTCTAAAACCCGCATTAAACTTTGCAAGTAGTAACAATACTGCAACGTCAAAAACTTTAGTCCAAAAGTTTTTACTACCAAGTGTATTAACAGAATTTGAGAATGCTGTAGTAATTACATTACTGATTTGTTCAATCTTCAATTTCTGGTAAAGATTATTAAAGCTATCAGCTAAAGGATCAAAACTAATAGCTTGGATTCTTTGTTGAATATTGTCAAAGAATTCTCGTATGCTTTTAGCATTCTTAAATTCAGATTGTATTTGGATTCTATCTTTTGTTGATGAAAAGAAACTTTGTGCACGATTAGCTGCCTCTAGTACTTTATCCGATACTAGGTTACCCAATGATTTAAAAGTATTAACTAAACGTTTAACGTCTGGAGTATTTGTAATTACAGTAAACTTTAAAGAAAGAAATTCTTGTAAGTTACTGAAACTAGTTTTTACAAAGTTGACAAATTGTTTAATCTTATCTCCGGCAAGAGTCCTAAGTTTTCCTGCCCAATCTGCAATACCTTCAATAGTATCTGGCCAATAAGAGTTACCAACTACGGCATCCCAAACATCGTAGAAAACATCTTTAACAAATTTACCGAAAGCGGATACTACTTGCATTACTTGAGTAAGACTTGGTAAAAATTGTTTTAGGTTTATTGGTTTAGGTTGCCACTCAGAAACTCTTCCGCTTAGCTCATCTAACTGTTTATATATATAATCAAACTTAAGCTTAGGGACGTTTTTCTCTGCGGATTCACCAAAGTCTTTAAAGAAGTTTTTAAACTTATCTGTAATTGGATCTAGGTTAATATCTAGTAAGTTAAATACTTTACTAGAAAAATTAGAGATAACTCTTTCTGCTTGGTTTAATGAATATCTTAGTTTAATAACAAAGAGATCAAAAGCAAAAAGCCTTACAGCAATTGTAGTATCGATACCCTCACCAAAGCTATTTATTGCTTTTTCTGTAGCTTGTAATTTAGTAACGAGTCTATCAGTAATACCCGAAGTCCGTAGCATTCTATCTGCTACCATAGCAATAGAATCACCTAAGTTAGATGTTGCACCAGCAAGTGTATCTGCTTGTCTAGCTGCAGCACCTCCAAAACCATCTGCACCTTTTGCTACTAAAACGAAAGCCTTATAAAATTTATTAAAGCTTAAAGTACCTGCCTCAGATTCAGCTCTAAGCTCAGCCATACTAAAGCCAAGCTTATCTGCAATTCTTGTTAAGGGAATACCTGCATCTGTGATCTGGTTTAACCTCTCAGCAGTAAGCCTACCTTCAGATGCCATTCTTTCAAATGCAATTGCTACTTGTGTGAAGTTGTAGCTACTACCACCAACTGCAGCAACTGAGTCTGCTAGCGCATCAATTGCGCCTAGTACATCAGACTGTGTTTTAAATAGAGCATTTCCAGTGGCTGTAAGTCTTGCGTAGGCATCTGTTAAGGCACTTAAGCTGTAAGGTGTACTCTTAACAAATTCTTCTAGTTTACTAAATGCTTGTTGTGCCTCCACTGTTGAGCCTGTGATTGTCTCTAATCTAGCATTTAGGACTTCAAACTGGCTAGCTATTTTTAATGCGCTTGCACCTGTACCCGCTACGAATAAAGTAGAGAGTGTAGTTGTTAATGCTCTAGCTAAGTTATTTGTTTTCTCAAGATCTGTTCGAAGACTAGTTAGTCCACTTTTAGCGTTGGTAGTATCAACTCCTATCTTAAGCTTTTCTGCTTTCTTAAAGGTACTAAATAATTTTCCAGTATCTTTATCAAAAGCTTTAATTACTTTCTGAGCATCTTTATCATCAGCTAGTAATTTAAAATTTAATTTGTTACTAGTTTCACTAGCTTTTTTACCTATATCTCCAAGGCTTTTCTCTAATCGACTTAAGTCTGCATTTGCCTGTCTCGAGTCAGAGGTAACTTTTATTTCTACTGACATTTTTTCTTCTCCTAAAAAATAGCCCTAAATGACCATATTATTATGGACCATCTAGGGCGTGTTTAGTCTTTGTACTCTAATACTGGAGCTGACAATTCTCCAATAGCAATAAGTGTTCTTTCAATAAAATAAGGTGGTGCCTGTTTTGAACTACCTTTATTAAGATAGTCTATATAATCGGCATCATTACTTATCACGCCAATACTTTCACCATTTATGGTTAGTATTTTGTATTCCCACCTACTTCTAGCATAACCTGTATCTATTGGAGTAACTCTGGCTAACGATTCAGTAGCAAATGCAGTTCTCTCTTCTACAGTGTTGTTCTTTGCAATTTTAAAGTCTTTTTTAATTCTTTCGAGTTCTTGTTTAAAGTTTACTCGTATACTAAGTTTGCTCATTATAGTAATCCTCTAAGGCTTCAAATTTATCCCCACCTGTAGATTTATCTAGCATGCGTAAGAAGTTTGGATCTATCTTCGGTTTTCCTGCTTGATACAACTCAGCCAAAGAAGGAAACATATCTTGTGGTTTCTTCTTTACACCTTGTACTTGTAACAACATGGATGTTCGTTGATCTTCTCTCCATCCGTATGGTCTAGCTTTAAAATACTTTATCCAACCCTGTAGTTCTTCGTAGGGCATCTCATCCAGTATCTTATATACTGGCATATGTAATAGGAAAGCTATTTCATAAAGAGATACCTCTTCCTCAGTTAGTTTCCCTCTTCACCACCCATTCCAGAGTATTTAACAATTTCGGCAGACAATGAGGATAGCTCATCTAGTGGGAAAGATGTAAGTTCCTCATTGGTTAGGTCTTCTGCGCCTTCAACAGCAGACCGGATGATCAGTCGTAAAGTAGAGACTTCATCTCCTTCTTTTACTTTTTTATTGGCTTCTTGGATTTTTAAAATCTCAGCCACAGATAGTTTCTTAATAGTTACTTCTTCGCCCATAAATTTGGCGGTTGTGGTCATTTTCTTACCGACTAAATGTTTCATTTTCTTTATCCTTTATTTTACTTACTATCACTAAACAGTTGTTTGTTATTCTCTTGGAAGTCATCTAGTACTTTACGTACAGTATGTAGTACAGATAATGTTTCCATAATCTCTCTACCTACTTCAGAGTCCTTATCAAAGTCTTGAAATCGTTCAAATGATTTACGAATACTAATATCAACACTGCGTCTCATGTGACGGAATGTAGTCTTCATAACAAATGATTTACTGAATGGTGGTTTATCTAATTCTGATACCATAATATATCCTTATAAATACTACCAAGGGGAGCACCTAGATTCCTCTTAAGTGTCCCCTGGTAAAAGAGACCTTTCGATCTCTTTTGTTAATTAAGTTCCAGCTACGGTAGCAGGACCGAAGAAGTCACCTTGAACTGATAGAGTTAAAGTAGCTTGGTTAGCGTCTGTTAACTGAGGGCTAATTAGCAAGGCCTCTACTTTACCTACGAAGTAGAAGTTAGAATTAGCAACTGAACCTAGACCAGTGGAGCCAGCAGCAGTGGTGAGGCCAGCAGGTTTGCTGTTTAGCATAGAGAACTGGAATGCGTAAACATTACCGTCACCAACTAAAGCACCTAGAGTAGTGCCAGCGGCCCACTCTGAAGGGATGTAGTTTAGTGTAATCTCTAGGTTAGGAGCGTCAGCTTGACCTTGGATCTGGCTAGAGGTCTTTTGACCGTAAACAGGTACGTTTACGATGTTAGCAGGAGTACCTACTTGGGGAAACTCACGGACGTTCTTAATTTCAGTGAAGTTACTAGCAGAGTTAAATAGTGCTACTAGTTCGGATAGTGTGTCAACACCAGCGGTGCCAACGATAGGTGTAGTATTAACTGCGAGAGCAGAAAAGATACCTGCACCGATTGAGGTGATATGTGCCATGTTATTTATTCTCCATAAGCTTTAAATTGAATTGAATAGTCTCCACGATAAAGTGTATTATCAGCAGAGTCTAAGCCCAATGTACTCAATGTACTTGGACCAAATTGTGTTCCATTTGTTAAAGTCTTCCCTTGAAAGAAAGAGTCTATTGTATCTGCAATAGCAAAAAGTGTTTTATCACCCTCACCTGCTTTAACAAAAATAGATAGTATTAAAAGACCCGAAAAAGTCTTTTTGAAGCTATACGCATCGAGTGACGGTTTACCCGGTAAGATAGAGACTCTAATAAAAGTATTAGAAGAGTCGATTTTACCATTGTAGTTGCTAGGGTAGGTCTTGTAACCAGTACTTAACCATCCCGGTGATGCAAGCACCCCGTATATATCATCTTTTAATAAACCATACATATTAGCCTCCTGATAAAGAAAGCACGACAATAAAATCATCTTTAGATACAATATTACAGTTGTAGGTAGTACCATCAATGGTAACCTCTGAATATCGATCTATAGTAATAGTAGGGTCACTACGAATTGTAAGTGTAGTTCTTGTTACAGGATTTCCGTCAACAAGCGACTTTTTAGAGCTAAGAAAACCATACGTAATGTATGAGTCTTCCTCGGCTGAAATAGAACCTGTTCCAAAGTCGAAACCTTCAACTATCTTATTGTCAAAAGTAGCGTTTACTGATAAGTCTTTTAGCTTTTCAAAAGCGGTATTTACAGATTTTTGTACTGTATCTTTTAAAGACATTAGTTAACCCTCCACCAAGAATTCGATCCTTGGTTTGTTAGGAGTGGCTTAATAAACTTTCTCGCTAAGTTTGAGGTCATAGATGCTCTTGTTGTGTCCTTATTAGTATCTTTCAATGTGATTGAACCAATAGAGATTTCTTCAAAGTTCTGTGACTTGTTATCTAGCAAGTTTTCATTAGACAAAAGATGGTATGCTTGTTCGTATACCGCCTTCTTAAGTCTACTTGGAATTTCTGTGTTACCGTAAGCGACTACTAACCCTAGTTTAGGGTCAACAAAGCTAGCCCCATTACGAGGCCAGCCAAGACTTTGCTCGGAACTGACAGCAACACCAATGAATTGATTTTCGTCAAGAATTAGAGTTGCCGTAACTAATGCACTCTCTTTATCCTCATCGTCTGCGTTGAGCCAAGCTCCTGAGTCGATTCGGGTTTCGAAGTAGGTTTCTGCTTCGTCAAGAGACACATAACAATTTACATTTTGTTCTAGTGCCATCAGTTCCTCCTAAATGGATTAAGCGTGAAGAATAG